TCTTCGCCGTCTTCATCGTCGGCCTCCTCTTCGTCGTCCTTCGGGGCCATTGGCGGGAAGCCCATAACCGGGGCCACCCGCACGGGTCCGAGCGTGTTGTCCTCGTCGTCCACCGGGTCCAGCCCTACCACCGCACGCCATTCGTTCACGCGGGCCACGCCAGCCTGGAACCCGGCCAACAGCAACGTCGCCTTCGACGCCACGTCCTCCACAACCGGATTCGGGTACGCGAACCACATCTCGCCCGGTTCCACGCCGAACATCGGCAGCAGCCATTCGGTCAGGTCCGACGCGACAGCCTTCTGCCGTGCGTAAATCTGCTGCATCCAGACCTTCGACCCGTGGGCCGCGTTGGACTGGATCGCGTCGTTCATCTTCCAGATCGGTTCGGGGACGCCTGCCGCCCGATAGATCGCCGCCTCGCACTGGATGATCCCACGCTCGTAGTTGAGTTCATGGGGCTTGCTGTTGGGCTGGATGATTTCAATGTCCTCAGCCGAGCCGTTGATGATCGTGACCTTGCCCGCTTCGAATGGGCCGCCCTTCCGCTTCATCGCTTCGGCCAACTGGGCCATTTGATCGGGGGTGTACTGGTTGACCCGCACCACCATCCCCGGCTGTGCCGAGTTCCGCCATCGGTGAATCTCCGACGCGATTGCCGCGTCTTCCATATCGCCGTAGCCCTTGATCGAGTCCACCCACGAAACGCCAAGGTAGGGGTTGAACGGGTCAGGCATCCACCGGGACGCCACCACCTGCGAGGTCGGCAGCATCGCCGTGTTGGTTTCGTTTCGCCCGTAGTGGTAGCCGGTCACGCCTTGCTTGTCGTCCAACAGCACCCGCGTGAACTGGGGCAGCAACAGGAACAGGCCCGTAGGCGTCTCGCCACCCGTCCAGATGTACGCAGCCCCCGCCACTTCCCGGAACCAGTAGAGGGCCGTGAAGAAGTCTGCAGACGTGGTCGATGGGTCCGGGTCCCGCAACAGGGACAGGGCCGGGTGGTCCGTCACTTCCTCGATTTCGTCCGCACCGTTCGCGTAGGTCATCGCCTTCGCCGCCGGCCTCACCGAACCCTCGCCCCGCAGGAACGACGCCGCCGACTTACTGACCCGACGCCCCGAACCCGTCGCCTTCCGGTATAGCCGAATCTCACCCGCCGCCGCTTCCCTCGCGATGATCGTCGCCGCGTTCCAGATCGAACCCGTAACAGCACGCCCGACCCGCCCGTAGTCGCGGGGGTTCAGCGTGTTGACCTTCCCCTCGATGGTTTCGGAGATGCGAACCGTCGCCGCGACGTAACGGCTATCCGCCTCGGTCGGCGGACGCCGCGTTGCCTTGAAGGCGTCGATAAGTTCTCGGATCATTCCCATTGTGACACCACCATTGCAACAGGCCCAACGTGACCACGGCCACAGGCCATAGCCGCATACCTCAACGCATCCATACCGTGGTTGTCGGCGTCTACCGGCAGTTCCTTTGCCAGCCCGCCCGACTTGGCAGCCCACACATACGAGTCGAACTCATCCCGGAGCGACGTGGGCCGCTTCTTCTCTTCCAGCTTCCGGTCATACTCGACCAGTGCCGACGCGAGATAGTAGAACCCTCGACGCCCGTTAGGTTTCTGGGCCAGTCGCGAGCGTACAACGTCCAGCCCCCGCGTGATTGCCTTGTCCGCCGGTTGGGTTGAAACCCCGTGCCGCTTGAGCGTTTCGCGGTCCTCGCGGTCATGGTCGGCAACCGTCGCGACGTAGGACTCGTTACGCGACAGCTCGACGATGACCTTGGCATGGTCCTCCACCAGCCGCTCGGACATGTACCATTCCCGGTAGACGTACAGGGCCTCGCCGCTGTCGGCAATCCAGAGGCACACGAACGGATCGTTCCACCCGAAGTCAATCGCCCGGTACTTACGCCACTTCTCCCACCCCTCGGGCATCCGGTCGATGACGTTCACGCTTGCATCGAACTCGGGGAACACCACCCCGTCAGCCTGTGCCCATCGCCCGTCCTTCAGGCGTGCCCGGCGTACACCCGTCAGAGCGTCGAGCGTCTGGCGGTACTCCACGCCGAGCGGGGTCCAGCCACCCCCGTCGTGCATGATGGGGTTGTCCTCCAGCCGCGAGAGGATGCGTTCCCGGTTGTCGGACGACTTGAGGAACCGCTGATTCAACCAGTGGCTAGGGGCTTGCGGGTTGCAGTCCGCCGCCATTTGCCGGAACGGGGTGGAGTTGCCGGATAGGCGGGTCAGTAGCTTCTCGTGGTCCGTCTCGCTCGCCTCGGTCCACTCGAACGCGAACACCCGATCCCACTCGGTGGACATGATCTTGTCCGTATGGTCCATGCCACCGGGCACGATCATCGACCCATTAGGCAGGCGGTACAGGTCGCGGTGGGTCCGCTTGGCCGTGCCGATCCAACTGGCGTTCGGGGGGAACACATGATCTTCCAAGGTCTGTAGCACGCTCTCGGACATGCTCGCCCGCGTCTTACGGACTAGTAGCACGCGGGCCTTTGGGTATCGGCAGGCAACCGCGTACGCCTTCTCCAGCATCCCCCGCGACTTGCCCGTGCGGGCCGGGCCTTCGATCAGCACCTCGCGTGCCCTCGTGTCGAACAGCCTGGCCGCCCCCCCGCGTGCCTCGTATTCGTAGACTGCCTGGGTCATAGCTCACCTGCCGCGTCGATCGTGTCGGCATAGCCCGCCCACTGCATCCGGTAGAGGGGTCCCAGCCGCTTGTAGCAGAACCAGCGGAACCCAGAGAACCCGATGTAACGCTCGGCGTGCATCCCCATGACGACGCCCCCGCCGTCGATCGGTCCGCCCCCGATGGTCAGGAACATTCGTTGGTAGGTGGTTGGCTTGGGTCGCGCCGCCGGTGGCTCGGCACCCCGCATGTAGTACCGCCCCTCCCAGACGACGAATACGCCACTCTCGGCAAGCTCGCGGAGGATGGCGTCGTCGTCGGTCACACCCCGCCCCCGTCCGTGCCCCGCACAAACTTGACCGGCATCTCCACCCGCTCGGTCGCGAGGCCCGCGTCGAGGCGGTCCGCCTTGTCCGACGCCATGTCAATGTCGAGGTTCTGTTTGTTCATTTCGATGACAGCCCGGCACGCGGCAATCGCCGTCCGGTCGTCCACCGACTCAATCATGCCGTCGATCCGCCCGACAACCTTCGCCCGCAAGTGGTCAGGGATCGGCCACCCGTTGCGGATCGCCTTCGCCAGCATCTTCGCGTCCGCTCGGGCGTGGCGTTTGGTCGCGAGAAGCTCGGCACGGGGGGCATCCAACACCTCCCCATTCCCCTCTGCGGGTTGTTGAGAATCCATTCTCATCTGGGCCCCCGTTTGATTTCCAGCGTTTGCCGTCATATACACCCTGCGTTTGTTCGATGTGGTGTGACCCACACAGAGAAGCCCGTCCGGGTCTGGGTCAGCGAACCCCACCCGCCGGACGTACCCGCATCCGCGTGGGGATCGACGCTCCCGACCGCTTCCGCATCGCCGCGTGGCAGTCCCGCTCGGTTTTGATGTAGCCCGTGAAGTAGAGGTGCGTGCCGTCCACCGAATCCGTGGCCGACATAAGCATCGCGTTGGTACGCATCTTCCGCATGTCGCAGACCGTAACTCGGCTGTAGGTCGAGAAGTCCATGTTGCGGAGTGCAGTTCGGTACTGGTCGACCTTGCTCTCAGTGAACGGGTCGTTGATCGGGTGCGAAGCCCGGACGCGGAACGCGATGTTGGACGCCGAACGACCGGACGTTACCCAGTAGTTCTGAATGAGCGTGACGATTTCCTGCACGTACCAGACATAGTTGGCCGGGCTGCTGGCGTTGGATAGGTCGGGTGCCCCGGCGTTCACGCTTGATTCGCTGGCGAAGTTGGACCCCTCGTAAATGTCGAAGATCGCGCAGTGGTCGGCAAGCGTGCCGCCCTGGTACGTGGTCAGAACGTCGAAAAAGTGAAGCCAAGTCGCTTCCGGGAACGCCACGAGAGATTCGTGCATGTCATAGATCGACATGGACGAACGCGAGAAAAACGGCGTAATCGCGAATCCAGTCGTCTGGTTCGTGGCACACATGCGGAACCACGTTGCGAACAGCTTGCCCGTGAAGGTCTGGGCGAAGAACTGGACGTTACCCCAAGCGGCCCGGCCCGAGTCGGCACTGATCGCAGCTTCGGATTTCTTGGTGGTGCCGTCCGTGCCCGCGTAGCTGACGGTGCCGAAGTTGTGGACGGTGGTGAACGCACCCTCGCCACGGCGGACGACGACGGCCATAGACCCGCCGCTAGTGGTGTATTCCGATCCCCAGAACGTAGCGGTAAGGGCCGCCGAAATGTCGATGGGGTTGGTGCGGGTGCTGTAGTTCATGATCTGGTAGGCCACCCAACCGGTTAGTCCTGCGGTGCAGTGCATGGGCCAGTGTGGGGCATAGGAGTTGGCCGGAAGTGAGGTCACGTCGAAGATGTCGCGCTGGGGGGTCGGGGCGGTTGCCCGTTCGGCTTTGGCTGCGGTCCAAGTGGTGCCGTTGCCGTTGGAGGTCATGTAGTATTCGACGCCGCCTTGGCCGTAGTTGGGGCCGATTTGCGAGTCAACTGCGGTATCGTCCGTGTGCGATGCCGCGAAGCTCATGGCGGGGGCCGCATAGAGCGGATTCTGGGGCCAGAGGGCATTGAATAGGCCGGTTTCGATCCCGTAGCCGAGATAGGTGCCCTCGCTGTTGTAGACGCCCGCAATGTCCACGCGCTGCGAACGCATCTTGGCGAGAAGTTCTTCTAGCGGCCTTGGATTCGTGACCATAACGCCCCCTTACTTGATCCCCAAGCGGTTGTCGATGCGGTTCTCGATCCGGTCGAGTTTCTGTGACATTGCCACCATCTGAGCTTCCAGCCGTGCCAGCGTCCGGGCGAGTTCCACCCGTTCACCCGCGAGCGTCTTGACCGTCTGGACGTGATCGGCCAGCGACGTTTCGAGGGCCGCAATCTTCCCCTCCGCTGTTACGCGGAATGTCAGGATGCCAGCGGCTGGTCCGGCAACCGCTCCGATCAGTGCGGCAATTGCGACCATAGCCTGAAGTTTCTTGAGGGAACGATCGGTAGCGTTGGGGGCCGGGGCCATCATGGGGCGAGGTCCTTATGAGTGTTGGGCACGATTGACCAACGCCACACCGGCGGGTCCCATCCATTCGCTGAGGGTCTTCGCGTTGGCCTTGAATGCCGATGCGATTGCGGGGTCTGCGAGCTTCACGGCGTCGATAGCGTCCACCACGCGGGCGGATGCGTCTTCGATTTGCTTGGCCTTGCGGGCCTTGGCAACGCCGAACAACGCACCGCCAAGCCCGAGGAGCGACGACACAGCCACGCCGCCGGGACCAAAGCCACTGGCGATGGTCTGGCCGGCGGCGAGTAGGCCCGCGATGCGTTCCTGCTTCGCCGCGATGGATGCGAGGGCGGTTTCGGTCTGGCTGGTAGAGGCTTCGATCGTCGCCGCGTTCGTGGCGATGCGGTCGGCGGCTCTGGCGTCGGCTTCGGCAGCCCGCTCGGTCAGGGCGAGGATGGTGCGGTTGTGGGCGAGGGTGGCGGACGCCTGTTCGGCGTCATACAGGTCCGCCAGTTCCGAAACCTTGATGCCGGTTTCCGCTTGCAGGCGAGCAACGGCAGCGTCAAACGCCCGCTTGCGTTCGGCTGCGAGTGCCTCCGCTTCGGCCTTCGCGGACGCCGCTTCACGCTGGAGTCTGGCGGTTTCGCGGTCCAGTGCTTCCCGTGCGGCCCTGGCGTCTGCTTCAGCCTGGACGCGGACCCGTTCGGCCTTCGCCCGCCATTGTTCGGCGGTCAGTTCCCGTCCCTGTTCGTCGGTTTCGGTGGGCGTACACCCCCCGATGACGAGGGCAAGGGCAGCCATGCAGGCGATGAGGGGGCTTCGCATGGCGGTGATTGTACCACGGTTCGGCGTGATTTAGCCGCCAAGTACGGATGGTGTTCGCGTATGCTTTGTGTTCGGTACGGATACTGCCCCAGTGTTTTTCCCGGATCGTACGATTTCGCGGGCAATGTGCTAGACAATGGGGGAGAGATAGACGATACTCTGTGTGTCAACGTTTGGGAGTTCCGAACGTACACGAAAGGGAACAGCAATGACGACCGGCACCAAGATCAGCAACGTGGAAGGCGAGAAGGCCGTGTTCGTGGTGTGCGAGGTGTGCGACATGAACACCACCCCCAACCTCAAGGCTGACCTTGCCCGGCGCGGCTTCGACGGGTGTGCGATCATCCGCCGGGAGCGTGGCAAGCGGCAGTATCTGGCGTACTACACCGAACGGGCTGGCGACGTGTCCGCCCTTCTGGTTTTCTGAACCGAAACCGAACAAGGAGTTACCAGTGATTGATCCAGACGACATTCTGCCCGGCACCCGTGTACGGGTCCACCTTCCCACCCGCAAGCGGCCCAACCGCCTGCCGACGTTCGCGACCGGCACTATCCGCATGTATCAAGACGGCGACTTCATCGAGTCGTCGTCCAAGTCTGCCAACGGAGGAATCATCTCGCACCGCCCGAACCGCCGCCTCGTGGATTCGCTCGGGTTCTACTGGGTGGAACTTGACCGCATCCCCGGTGACAGCCCGGACGGGCCGCTCCGCGTGATCGCCCGCTGTGAAGAAATGTCCGCCCTTGCCTAAGTCCTTACCTCCCACGAAAGGGGAACCATGAACCTGTCCGATACGCTCGAAGCCGTCCGCCGCATGATCGAAACCCAGACCGGCCTTCCGCGTGGACGCGGAGTCCTGGGTATGCAGACACTTTCAGCCGACGCTATCGACGCCATTGTCGAGTACGCCCACCTCTCCGGCCGACAGGCAGGCATCGCCGAGGCCCGCACGCTGATCGCGGGCACCGTCGCGAAGCCCGCCACGCTCAACCAGCGGCACGCCGACGCCTCGCGGAACGAGCTGGCAACCGCGATTGCAGCCGCCGAGGACTGCATCGACCCACGGTCGGCTGGCGAAGATCCCGAGCGGTTCGACGAGTTCACCGGGCCGATGGGGGGTGGGCAGTGAGTATCAACAAACGTCGTTGCAGCATGGACGGCGGGACGTGTCACCACGGATGCGACGTTGGGGAGTGCTTTCGGTCCTCGACGTGCGTGCCCTTAACAAGCCCGCACGAAGGATTCCCTCAGCGTGGGAAATACGAGGCCAAGATCGAAAGCACCCGCGTCGTGTCGATTGAGTGGTCCGGCGCGATCTTCGACACGGCGTCGGACGCCAGGCGGTGGGCCGCACGCATGAAGAAACAATGGGTAAGCGATGGCGTTGATCCGTCCGCCATTCGTATCGAGGTTTCGGTGTCTCCGTCGATTGGGGGTGGTCGTTGAACCGCACCTACCGCGTCCCCGTCAAGTTCGACCAGTGGCCGATCACGCTCGAAGTCGATGCCACAGTCACTGTGGACCGCGACGATGACCCCGACTGCGGCACGCTTATCACGGTCGAGAACATCGACATTCACACCACCGACTCCGCGTTGCTCGCGTGCATCGTGGAGGAGTGGGGCGAGGAGTTCCCGGATACGCCCTGCCCGATCACACTCGCCGACGTTGCCGCGAAGGACGGCGAGATTCGGGAGAGCATCTCTGACGCCGTACTCGACCTGCCTCTCGACGACTGAAACATACTTGCCCACGTGGGCAAGCCCGACCGCACCACCCCCCTCCGGTGCGGAAGGGCCTGCACACCGCAGGACGAAAGGGCCAACCATGACTGACAGTGAACGGATCGCGTACCTCCTCGACAAGCTCGCCGCGTGCGAGCGTGACAACGCCGCGACGGTCGCGGACCTGCGGAAGCAGGTTGACGGACTAGACGCCATGTACCAGCGTGCATCGCGATGGTGGACCGAGGAGAAGGACGCCCACGCCACCACACGGGCCAAGCTCGCAGCGTTGGAAGGGGCGGCACAATGATCGCCGTAGGCAAACTCAACCGCTGCCCCGAGGACGTGTACCGCTCATTCGATGCCGCCAACTACAGCACGCTCAAGCAGGGCCGCGAGTGTGCCGCCGCGATGAAGTGGGCCATCGACAACCCCAAGCCGCGTACCGACGCCATGGCACTCGGGGCCGCGTGCGAAGCGTTGATCTTCGGCGAACCCGTCGCCGTTTCCCCCGACGTTGACAAGCGGACCAAGGCGGGGAAGGCCGAATGGGAAGCGTTCATCGCGTCCGCCGTGGGCGTGGTGGTGGACAGCGAAACCCACGCCGCCGCGTCGATCATGGCCGCGAACGTCAGGGCCAACCCCGACGCCGAGCGATTGATCCGCACCCCGCTCCGGCAGATTGCCGCCGCGTGGGTGGACGCCGATACGGGTGTGACCTGCAAGGCCCGCATCGACGCCATCTGCGAACGGACGTTAG